CCTAGTTTGTGGGCTGTGGCTGGCGACTTGTTTGTCAAGAACATGGATTGGCCAGGCGCACAAGAAATGTCTAAACGGTTTGCCAAAACCATTGACCCCAAGTTTATGGAAGACGGCGACAAGTCGCCTGAGTTGCAGGCCGCTGAACAGCAGATGCAAGCAATGGGTCAAGAGCTGGCGCAGATGCAACAGATGATTCAAGATATGGGTCAAACGGTTGAGGTTCAGGACATGCACCGCAAAGATTTTGAAGCGCAGATTAAACTGTATGACGCTGAAACCAAACGCATTGCGTCTGTTCAGGCGGGTATGACTGAGGAACAGATTCAAGACATTGCTATGGGTGTAGTTGCAGCGGCTATGGAGTCGCAAGGTATGATGAACCAAATGCCTCAGATGCGTGAAGAACCTATGCAGATGCAACCAGAAATGATGCAACAGCAACCAGAAATGGGGATGCCACAATGAAAGCCTGTGATTTTTTAGGGTTGTTGTTTTTAGCCCGTGATGTAGCGCATAGTGTTCACCTGAACACACGCAGCTTTTCCAAGCACAAGGCGCTCAACATTTTTTATGACCGAATTGTTGATGCGGCTGATGATTTTGCAGAAGCCTACCAAGGTCGGCACGGTTTAATCGGCCCGATTACGCTGCATTCAGCCAAAAAAACATCAAACATTATCGAGTTTTTAGAAGATTCGCTTAGTCAGATTGAAGATAGTCGATATGAAGTGGTTGATAAAACTGATTCATCGCTACAGCAATTGATAGATAATATTATTGAAATCTATCTGCGGACTTTGTATAAGTTGAAATTTTTGGCATAAGGAGAATATTTTGGAACTACTCAACCCTTTGGCAGATGCAAATTTTCCGGCGCGGAGCCAAACCTACACTGGCACTGCTGGTGTCACAGGCACATGGAGCGCGGGGCCGCAAGGCGTTGTGGTTTGGTCTGACCAAGCGTGCTTTGTTTTGGTCGGTGAGGGCGTTACTGCCACAACGTCCAGCACACCAGTCCCCGCAAACACACCCATCCCGTTTAAAGTGCCACAAGGCACTGGCGCACTATGGCGCGTAAGCGCGATTCAAGTGTCTACGGGCGGCACGGTGTACGCTAAACCAATAAACATTCAATGAGTTATTTTGGCATCCCTATTCGCAATGGTGTTGCCATTGGTCTTGGCAACATTGCTGCTTTCTTTTCAAGTTCTATTCCGTATCTTGGCCCTACTGCCGTTGACTATTTAGTCGTTGCTGGCGGTGGTGGTGCAGGCGCAGGTTTAACTGGCGGCAGCGCGGCTGGTGGTGGCGGCGCAGGCGGTTATCGTACAAACACAGGGTTTGCCGTTGTTGGCGGCACGTCTTACACAGTTACTGTTGGGGCTGGTGGCTCTGGCGGCACTTCAAGCGGGGGAATCGGAAGCAAAGGCAGCGACTCCGTATTTAGTACAGTCACATCTACTGGCGGCGGGTACGGTGGCGCTAGGAATACGTCCTCCGGTGCTGGCGGTTCAGGCGGCTCTGGCGGTGGCGCGGAATACCAAGGTGCTGTTGGTGCGGGTAACACGCCATCTACATCCCCCTCTCAGGGCAATAATGGCGGCTTAGGCGAATCCGTTGGCGGCAATAGTAGCGGTGGTGGCGGGGGTGCAAGCGCAGTTGGTACAGCAGGCGCAAGCCTTGCAGGTGGTGCTGGCGGTGCAGGGTCAGCATCTTCCATCTCAGGCTCAAGCGTCACCTATGCTGGTGGTGGTGGTGGTGGAGCATTCACAGGACTTACTGCTGGCGCAGGCGGCGCAGGCGGTGGTGGAAATGCTGGCGCTGGTAGTTCTGCTGGCTCTAACGGCACTGCAAACCTTGGTGGTGGTGGTGGTGGTGGTGGAAGCTCCGTAGGCGCGTTTGGCAATGGCGGCAACGGTGGCTCTGGTGACGTAGTTATTCGTTATGCCGATACTTTTGCCAATATCACAACCATTAGCGGCGGGTTAACGTACTCAGGCCCAGTAACTGCTGGCGGTTACAAGGTCTACACCTTTACCGCTGGAACAGGAACGGTGACTTTCTAATGGCACACTACGCATTTTTAGATGACAACGACATCGTTACAGAAGTTATTGTTGGCAAAGATGAAACCGACTTGTCCCATGATTGGGAGCAGTTTTACGGTGAAATCCGCAATCAAATTTGTGTACGCACCTCGTACAACGCAAAAATCCGCAAAAACTACGCTGGCATTGGCTACACCTATGATTTAGGCCGCGATGCTTTTATTCCCCCGCAACCATTTGCAAGTTGGACTTTGATTGAAGAAACTTGCCAATGGTCTGCGCCGACCCCAATGCCTACTGACAAAAAACTTTATCATTGGAATGAAACAACATTATCTTGGGTTGTCTAAGATATCTGATATATTAGTAAAAAACGTACTGGTGCGTTCACCAGGGAATCTTAGGATTCACAGAAATGACTGAAGAAGTCCAACAAGCCTTAGCGGAAGTAGCTCCCGCGCCAACCACGGATGTGACGGCCACACCTGAAGTTGTTGAAAGTACGCCGGAAGTAGCTGAAGAACAGCCAAGCAAGACATTCTCGCAAGAGGAACTTGACGCTGCAATCGGCAAACGCCTTGCAAGAGAGCAACGTAAGTGGGAACGGGAACAAGCACAACGATCTGCGGAAACGCAAATTGTGAGAGCTGCACCAGCCGCATCCGTTGACCAGTTTGAAACCCCTGAAGCCTATGCGGAAGCACTGGCATATTCAAAGGCAGAAGAACTGATCGCTAAACGTGACGCGGCCAAGCAGCAATCAGCAGTTCTTGAGAGTTATCACGATCTTGAAGAAGAAGCGCGGACGAAATACGATGACTTTGAACAAGTCGCGTACAACCCCAAACTTCCAGTCACGAATGTGATGGCTGAAACGATCCAGTCTTCTGAGATTGGAGCTGAGGTAGCGTACTACCTTGGCTCAAATCCAAAGGAAGCGGAACGTATCTCACGAATGACACCCTTGAGCCAGGCGAAAGAGATCGGGAAAATTGAGGCCAAATTGGTTTCAGCGCCCCCGGTTAAAAAAACAACTTCTGCACCAGCACCTATTTCGCCAGTGACTGCACGCTCCACCGGAGCAACGACTTATGACACTACGGATCCACGGTCTACCAAGGCCATGACTGATTCGCAGTGGATTGAAGCCGAACGCAAACGCCAGCAAAAGAAGTGGGAAGCGCAGAACCGCTAAATCTTTTTAAGGACTTTTATTCATGGCTAATAGTATTCTCACCATTGACATGATCACGCGGAAAAGTCTCGAAATTCTCGAGAACAACCTTGTGATCACCCGCAACGTAAACCGCCAGTATGACGATAGCTTTGCTGTCGCAGGCGCGAAAATCGGCTCTACGCTGCGTATTCGCCTGCCTGACCGCGCTCTGGTCACTGACGGCGCTGCCCTGCAAGTTCAGGACGACAACGAACAGTTCACCACCCTGACCGTCTCTACCCAAAAGCATATCGGTGTCAACTTCACATCTGCTGAACTGACCATGCAATTGGACGACTTCGCAGAGCGCGTACTGAAGCCCCGTATTAGCCAGCTTGCTTCTAGCATTGACGCTGATGTGGCCAACAGCTACAAGTACATCGGTAACACCGTTGGTACACCCGGCACGACCCCTTCAACTTCTTTGGTGCTGCTCCAAGCCCAGCAGAAGCTGAACGAAAACGCCGCCGTGATGTCCCCACGTTACGCTACCGTCAACCCTGCCGCTAACGCTGGTCTGGTTGAAGGCATGAAAGGTCTGTTTAACCCCACCGACACCATCAGCAAGCAGTTTAAGAACGGCATGATGGGTACTGGCGTGTTGGGCTATGACGAGATCAATATGTCTCAGTCAATCAAGCAACACACTACTGGCACTCGCATTGCTACTGGCAACACCACTGGTGCTGCGGTGTCAACTGAAGGTGCGTCTACCCTGACGTTGACCGTTGGTTCTGGTGAACTGATTGCTGTTGGTGATGTGTTTACGATTGCGGACTGCTACGCTGTGAACCCACAAACCCGTGAATCTACTGGTTCGCTGTTCCAATTTGTGGCTCTGGCATCTTCGACAAGCACTACAACTGCTACCGTGACCGTAGCGCCCATGTACTCAGCATCTAATGCTTTGGCTACCATGCTGACTTTGCCTGCCACCAGCAAAGCTGTCGTGTTTGTCGGCGCTGCTTCAACCCAGTACCCACAGAACATGGTCTACCACAAGGATGCCATCACGTTCGCTACGGCTGACCTGTTGCTGCCACAAGGTGTTGACATGGCTGCTCGCGCAGTTCACAACGGTATCAGCTTGCGTGTTGTGCGTCAGTACGACATTAACAATGACCGTATGCCTTGCCGTATTGACGTTCTGTACGGCTACAGCGTTATGCGCCCACAAATGGGCGTTCGTCTCTGGGGCTAAATTGAATGCCCCTTTGGGGGCTTCATTCCGTAACTCTTTTTAAGGAAATTTATCATGGCATTACCTAATTCTGGCGGTGGATATCAGTTTACTGATGGCAACACCAATGAAATTATTATGGGCGTTCAAGCAGCGCCACAAACGGCTACTGCTACGGCTACCCTGACCGTTGCACAAACCACTGGTGGCATTTTGGTGGGCAATCCGTCTACTTCAGCGGCAACTTACACGCTTCCAACTGCTACTGCAATTGATGCGGTGTTTACCAACGCAAAAGTCAACAGCACGTTTGAGCTGACAGTTATCAACTTAGGCACTTCGTCTGGAATAATTACGATGGCTGTAGGCACTGGCATCACTGCGGTTGGCAACTTGCTTGTTGCTATTACGGGTAGTGCGGCTGGTGTTGGTGGCGCGGCGCAGTTCTTGTTCCGCAAGACAGGCGATGCCGCTTACTCTATGTATCGCATGGCCTAAACTTAAATGGGGGCTAATCACCCCTATTTTTTAAAAAGGAAACATCATGCCAAATACCCAAGCAGTAGGCGTTGCTTATAGCGACCCCGAATTTACTACCTGCTACGCAAGCCAAGAAATTGGCTACAGCGCAGCAGCTCAAGGCACTGTGACTCAGTTGACCGACAAAAGCACGGGCGTAACGCTTAACAAGTCTGCTGGCCGTATCACAATGAACAATGCGGCCTTGGCTGGCGCTACCGCAGTGTCTTTCATTCTGACCAATAGCTCAATCTCCATCAACGACACAATCATTGTTTGTGTTTCTAGCAATACCACTGGTAGTGCTGCTGGGGCTTACACCACATACGTTTCGTATTTGGCTGCTGGTTCTGCTTTGATTACGTTGCGAAATTTAACGGCGGCCACTTCATACTCTGAAGCAGTCATCATTAATTTTTCCCTCATTCACGGCGCATCTTAATTAAACGGGGGCTAATCACCCCCGTCTTTAAACATGAACATTGTTATGACTCACCTGGTTCATGGGGCTAAGATTGCCACGATGGAACAGGAAGCTGAAGCGGACGAAAAAAATGGATGGGTGCGCTACAATCCAGACACGCCTTCAAACTCTGAAGAAGCGGCGGTTAATACACTGGTTGTAAAGCGCAAATACACCCGCAAAGGTGAAACTGAAGGAGTTTGAGCATGGCTACGTACAACGCGGGTGACCAGATCAATCGGGCATTGCGGTTGCTTGGTGTGCTAGCTGAAGGTGAAACGCCATCTGCGGACACATCGCAGGATGCGTTGACCGCGTTGAACCAGATGACCGACAGTTGGAACACTGAGCGTTTGTCTGTTTTTTCTACGCAAGATCAAGTGTTTACATGGCCGTCAGGATCAATTAGCCGCACGCTTGGGCCATCGGGTGACTTTGTGGGCAACCGTCCCGTTTTGCTTGATGAGGCAACTTACTTCCGCGACCCCAGCACCAATGTGTCGTTCGGCATAAAAATGATTAATCAACAGCAGTATGACGGTATTGCTGTTAAGACGGTAACGTCTACATACCCACAAGTGTTGTTTACCAACATGACATATCCTGACATTGATATGTATATTTATCCTAAGCCCACACGGGACTTGGAATGGCACTTTATTTCGGTTAATGAATTGCTTAACCCGGCTACTTTAGTAACCAATTTACTGTTCCCGCCGGGTTACTTGCGTGCGTTTACATACAACCTTGCTATGGAAATTGCGCCTGAGTTTGGCGTTGAGCCTAGCCCACAAGTGCAGCGCATTGCTATGACCAGCAAGCGCAATCTGAAACGCATCAACAATCCTGACGATGTTATGGCTATGCCATACGCAATTGTGGCAACTCGTCAGCGTTTTAACGTCTATGCGGGTAACTACTAATGCAAACACCGATTCTGGGCGCGTCTTATGTCGCACGCAGTATCAACGCTGCGGACAATCGGCTCGTCAATCTTTTTCCCGAGGTCACACCTGACAACGGGCAAACCGCTGGCTTCTTTAACCGCGCGCCAGGGTTAAAGTTTCAGCAGACTGTAGGCACAGGTCCTATCAGGGGTCTGTGGGCGCACCAGACCAACGGTAGCGACTTCTATGTGGTATCTGGCATTGAGGTTTACAAACTGACTGGCTTGACGGCTACACCCACTTTGCTAGGTACAGTGTCAGGCACTGGCCCGGTATCTATTGCCGACAACGGCGCGGTCATCTTCTTTGCTTGTAACGGCCCAAGCTACACGTACTACGAGCCAACGGGCGATTTTGATCAGATTACAGATTCCAATTTTCCGGGCGCTGCAACTGTGGCGTACATTGACAATCTGTTTGTCTTTAACGAGCCAGATAGCCAGCGGATTTGGAGCGTGGATACGGTAAATCCAGCCACCGGTGACTACATCTATCCTTTGGTGTTTAACGCCTTGGATTTTGCGTCTGCTGATGGTTCGCCGGATGGTGTGGTGGCGATCAACGCTGACCACCGCCAGATGTGGGTGTTTGGTACAGATTCGGTTGAGGTTTGGTACAACGCTGGCCTAGCCAACTTCCCTTTGTCACCCATTCAAGGCGCGTTTAACGAGATTGGTTGCGTGGCCGCGTTTTCGGTTGCCAAGCTGGACAACACTTTGTTTTGGCTAGGCACAGATGCTCGCGGTCAAGGCATCGTCTACCGGGCGCAAGGCTACGCTGCGGCGCGGGTGTCTACGCACGCTATTGAGTACGCCATCGCGCAGTACGGCAACATTTCGGATGCCCTAGCCTACACCTACCAGCAAGAAGGTCATTCGTTTTATGTGCTAACTTTTCCAACGGCTAACGCTACTTGGGTTTACGATGTGGCTACTCAAGCCTGGCACGAACGTGCTGGCTGGGACACTACGCTAGGTCAATTTACTCGCCATCGCAGCAACTGCCAGTGCAATTTTGGGGGCAATACGGTAGTTGGTGATTATTCAAACGGCAACATTTACACCTTTGACCTTGGCGTGTACGCTGACAACAGCGGCATTCAAAAATGGCTGCGGTCATGGAGAGCGCTGCCTACAGGCACAAACAACCTTAAACGCTCAAGCCAGCACAGCCTACAGCTTAACTGTGAGTCAGGCACTGGTCTAAACACCGGGCAAGGCAGCGATCCAGAGATCATGCTGCGCTGGTCGGACGATGGCGGTCACACATGGTCTAACGAGCATTTGTCAAGCATGGGCAAGATTGGTGAGTATTACCGCCGGGTCTTTTGGCGCAAGCTGGGCATGACGGTCAAATTGCGTGACCGCGTGTACGAGGTGTCTCAGACAGATCCGGTCAAAGCGGTCATCATGGGTGCGGAGCTAATCATTAGCCCCACCAACGCATAATGGCTACAACGCCCAACATCACTCAGATCACGGCTCCCCGTGTTCCGTTAATTGACCCTCGAACAGGATCTATTACGCGGGAATGGTACTTATTTTTCTACAACCTCTACACCATTACTGGTGGCGGCACAGGCATCACGCCTGTCACTGGTGGCGGCACGGGCTTGTCAACTATCCCCAGCAACGGCCAATTGCTGATTGGTAACGGGAATGGGTACACATTAAATACTTTAACCGCCAGCACAGGCATCACCATTGCCAATGGTGCGGGGGCAATTTCTATTGCCAACTCTGGCGTTTTAACCTTTTCTGCGGGTGGAACGGGGCTGACCCCTTCAACAGGCACTACTGGCAATGTAGCCTTGGCTGGCACGCTGATCGCAGCCAACGGCGGCACTGGGTATTCTTCTTACACTACTGGTGATGTGCTGTATGCAGACACTGCTACAACCTTTGCAAAACTGCCTATAGGGACAACAGGCCAGGTGCTGACTGTTGCGGCTGGCGTGCCTACTTGGGCTACTACTGGGTCAGCCCCGGTCACCAAGACCGCTGACTTTACGTTGGCGGCCACTGAGACATGGGTAATCAACAACAAGTCCGGTTCAACCTGCACCGTCACCTTACCAACGCCATCGGTTTACACTGGGCGGGAAGTTACCTTTAAAAATGTACAAGCGCAGTTGCTGGTGTCAGCATCAAGCAATGTTGTACCGATCAACAGCACTGCGGCTGGCACGGCAATTCTTTCTGCTGCTACGGGAAAGTGGGCGACAATGGTGTCTGATGGCACTAATTGGGTCATCATGCAAGCGGCGTAAACTATTGGAGTAATGATGCCAATAATGTCTACAGAGTGGCAAACGCAAAATCAAGTCAACAAACGAAACTGGTGTTTAGGCAACCAGAACGCGGTTGACTTTTTAAATTGTCTGTTTGACGCGGTAGAACTTTGGGACGATCTGATTGACAAAGATGTTGAGGTTGAAGACACCCATGTCAACAGGGTGTTTACGTCTTTGATGTTTTCGCTTCCATCAAACCCTTGGTTTATGGCAAACTACACGTATTACCAGCCGCTGATCATGGCATCCATCAATGGGTTTCACGATGCAAATACAATGGCAAAAAGCGATAAAAAACATTTGCGAAATCTTGCCTTTCACATTCGCAATTTAGGAACTGAAATCCATATCGCCACCGCTTTTTTGATTGGCGGGTTTGAGCATATGCGTAAAGTGTCCCCTGAAATTAGGGCGTTTTACGCTTTTGAAACTTTTGATGAATGGGAGTGCAATCATGTCTGATCCAGTAAGTGGCGCTATTGGCGGCAGCGCCGTCCTTGGCGCGTTTGCCGCTGATGATGCTGCATCTACACAAGCAGACGCGGCTAACCGCGCCTCTGCAATTTCAGACGCTCAATACCAGCAGACACGCGCTGACCAAGCACCGTACCGCCAAGCAGGTTATAACGCGCTGGCAGAAATGCAGCGGACGGCAAAGAACGTGCCGGGGGCGTTTAGCTTTAATAACGAGGAAATGTACCGCGACCCCGGCTACCAGTTCCGATTGTCGGAAGGTCAGCGTGCTATGGCGCGCACCGCAGGCAATCGTGGCGGTCTGGTTTCAGGCACATCGCTCAAGGCTATGCAAGATTACGCGCAAAACGCTGCATCGGGTGAGTTTGGCAACGCCTACAACCGGGCGTTTAACACCTACAACACTGGCGTGGCAAGTGAGAACCAACTGTACAACCGTCAAGCGGGTATGGCTGGCATCGGCCAGTCAGCTACCAATTTGACCAACGCTGCTGGGGTAAACAACGCCAACGCAATGGGCAATTACTTGACCAGCGGCGCAGCAGCACAAGCGGCGGGTACTGTCGGCATGGCTAACGCTGCTAACAGCGGGTTGGGTACATACATGAAATACAACAGCGATAACAATTTCCTAGCTGCGCTAAAAGAAAATAATGCAGCACGCCTTGCTCAACAAAATCGCGGTGTGGGCGGTTACGGCGATGGTTACGGGGGTACATATCCATCAGTCTACAACCCTTTAGAACGATTTAGGATTTCAAATGGCACTTGACCCATCAATCGCCCTTGGCGTAAGACCTATTGAACTGCCCAACCAGTTGGCGCAGTATGGCCAGATGCAGCAAATTCTTGCGGCGCAAGACGCGCAACAAATGAATGCGCTCAAAATGCAAGAAGCGCGGGCAACAATGGACGAGCGCAATATGTTGCGTCGGCTAGACCCTACCGCGCCCGACTATGAAGCACAACTTTTTAGGGTTAGCCCTCAATTAGGTATTAACTACCGTAAAGAAGCTAGTGCTGCTGCGGCCAGTAAAGCGCAACAACTATCGCATGAGGCTACAGCGGCTGAAACAAAACAAAAATATTTAAGTCAAGCCTTACGCGACATTAGCGGGCGGCCTGATAACGAAAACATTATTTCGTATGCGCGGGATATTCAATCATCACCTTTGTTTTCTAAGGAAGAAAAAGCAAACGCTTTAGCTTTACAAGAAAAGTTATTTGCAATTCCTTTTGAAGAACGCGGAACGTATCTTGCATCTCAAGGCGCTAAATCCAGCGAGCTAAAACCTACAACACAAGTAGTCAACCGTAGTGGGTCTTCAGATGTTGTTCAAGTACCTGCTTTTGGTGGCAAACCCACAATTGTCGGCACGTTTCCGGACACACCGTTTCCTAAAAATGTTGAAGAACAAAAAGGGCGGCTTGCAATGCTTGGCCGCGCACCCGCTCAACCCCGTGCTGAACAGCCGCCAGTTGCTGTTGTTGATCCAGTAACAGGCAAACCAGTTTATGTCACCCGTGAGCAAGCAATGGGCATGACACCTGCATCTGCAATGGAAAGTTTGCCGCCAAAAGAAATTCAAAGGCGTGAATCGGTGCTGCCGCAAGCACGGCAATCAGTTAAAACTGTTTCAAACACTATGTCAGTTATTGGTAAAAAAGTAGATGACTTGCTTGCTAATGACAAGGGTATTGATGGCATAACTGGACTTATATATGGTAATACGCTTGCAATTACTCCTTCCGCACGAAAAGCACTAGCCGATGTTGAACAATTAAAGAATTTGGCTTTTATTCAAGGTATTACAGAACTTCGTGCGGCATCTAAAACTGGCGCTGCGGTTGGCAATGTTTCTAACAAAGAAGGTGATAGGTTTGAAAATCTTAAAGCATCATTAAATCGATCACAATCAAAAGAAGATTTTATAAACGGGTTAAAAACATTAAAACAACAATCCGAACTTACATCTCAATTTATGCGCGAAGCGTTTGATGAAACTTATTCGTACAAATCTAATGGCGGTGCAGATCCTGCGGCGGCTGCGCCTGCTGCTGCGCCTGCGGCTAACTCTATTCGTGACCAAGCAGACGCAATTCTTCGTGGGGGCAAAAAATAATGGCAACCGCAGACGAATATGCAGCTTGGATTGTAAAAAATGCAGACAAAAAAGGCACGCCTGAATTTGATACTGTAGCTGCGGCCTATAAAGACGCGCAGCAATCAACACCCGCCGCGCCTGCTCGCGGCAAAGCGGGTATGTTTGATATGTTGTCCATGCCTTTTGAAATGGGCTTGTCGTTGGCTCAAAAGCCACGCAAAGAACAAGTAGAGTTTATTGCGCCTACGGTAGAGGCGTTAGGCATGGCTGGCGGGAGTTTGGTTGGTATGCGCGGTGGCCCGCTTAGTGGAATAGCAGGGGCGGGTGTAGGTTACGCCGCAGCTAAAGAATTGATGCGCCACGCTACGGGTACAGCAACGCCTGAAACTTTGGGTACGGCCAGTGCTAGGACTGTAAAAAATGCGATGGAAGGCGCAACAATGGAAACGGGCGGGCGGGCGCTTGTAGCGAATCTCCCTGACGTTATCAAATATGTTGGGCCAAAAATTAGCAAATTTGCAAGTGGCGTAGCTAATATTGTTATGCCGTCCAGACTTAAAGTTTCTGGTCTTGCTGATGCGTTAGAAAATAATCCAGTGCTGATGGGTCAAGTAAAAACATTGCTTGAGCAGGGAAAAAGCGTTGATGAGGTGGCGGCAATCACAGGCAGTCCTGGTCTTGCAGCGTATGCTCAAAAAGCCAAGGGCGCGTCCAACGCTACACAACGTATGTACAACGAGATTGACGCGGCGCTAAAAGCAACGCAAGTCAATCAATTGGCAAACGCTTCGCAAAACGTAAACGCTTTGACGCAACAAAATCTGCCCGTTGCCACAGCATCCCCCACTGCTCCTCGCCGTGCGGTTAAACAGTCGTTGGCTGCTGAATCGTCTACATTGCAAGGCAGACAGGCCGCGTTGACGGGTCAATTAACCGCAGAACAGCAATTGGCTGAAGCGGCGCTTGCCAAACAGCGCCAAGCAGTTGAAGGTGGCATCGCCAACGTAAGCCAGTTAAAAACTGGAGAGGCATTGGCGGATGCAATTAAAGCAATTGAAGATGTCACTAAAAAAACCGTTACTGGCCCTGCATATAACAAGGCATTTGAACTTGCCCCAGACCCAACTATAAAGTTGGATGGTCTTGCTGGAGTTGCAAAAGGTCAACTTAACAAAGTATTGACTGAAATTTCAGGGTTTGCCCCAAAAGCCTCAATTCTTCTTGAGCGTTATGGCCCTAGGCAAATTGAAAGTATGGTGCAGGGTTACCCAGTTAAAACCATGCAATTTGCAAAGCCGGTTACATTGCAAGAAGCGGACGCAGTACGAAAAGCTATTAACTTTGATTTAGGAAATTTAAAGGGGATAAATGAAGGTGGCCCAAATATTGCCCGAGGGCATTTGATGGAGTTAAAAACAGCACTTGACGATGCTATTTTGCAAGGCGCGCCCAAAGAAGCTGCTGAGGCATACAAAGCTGCAAATGCGCTGTTCAAAGAAAAAATAGTTGATGTTTTTAGAACAGGTCAACCATCTAACCTTACCCGCACTAGCACCCTAAATCAGCCCATGCTGTTGCCTGGTGATATTGTCAGCAAGACAATGGCTAGTGAGGGTGATGCGCTGCAATTCTTGAAGGCGTTTAAGCAAGACCCTGCGGCCATGCAGAGCCTGAAAAAAGGCATAGAAGATTTGTACCGGCAAGAAGTTCTTGCAGGCGGCAGGGCGGCTACGCCTGAAGCGCACACTGCATTTATGTTTACTAACGAAAGACAACTTGCTGCCTTAGACAACGCAGGCTTGGGTATGTCTACGCGATTGAACCAGATTGGCAACCAAGTCAAAGGGCTGACCGCTGCTGAAACGGCATTGACAACGCAAGGCAAAGCAATCCCCGCCAAAGTGACTGAGGCGTTTAAAGTGAAGATGAAGCGTTGAAGTTAGCGTCTAGCACATTGGGGTTTAAACAAACCG